AGGAAACCGCCCAGTGCGTAGCATGCTGCTGCTGTGATATAGATGATGATCTTGGTTTTCTTTGTATTTACGCCGGAAACTTCTGCTGCCTGCTCATTTCCACCGATAGCGTACATATATTTGCCGTGAGGCATCTTGTTATATACAAACCACATTACAATACCAACTGCTAAAGCGATCAGGAACAGATAAGGGATAAAACCAAATAACTGTCCTTTTGCAACCTCTGTGTAAGCAGCACGATAACCACCAATAGGAGTTGCGTTGGTATAAACCAGGCAGACACCGTATACGATTAGCTGCATACCTAAGGTTCCGATGAATGCAGGAACCTGCAGATAAGAAACTACGATACCGTTGATAGCACCAAAGATAGCACATACAGCTACACAGATAAGCAGTACAGCTGCTACCCACCATACACCATAAAATGGCATGTTAGGGAAGAACTTGCCGCTGTAATCAGCCTTCTGAAGTAAAGTACCTGCCAGGCAGGCAGATAAACCTACCATACGTCCTGCAGAAAGGTCAGTACCTTTGGTGATCAGACACCCGGATACGCCGCAGGCGATGATGAAACGTGGTGCTACGTTAAGTGCAATATTTTTTAAGTTGGAGCCGGATACGAATGTCGGCTGCATGATACCGGTGTAAATAGCTAATAACACCAGAACGACTATAATTCCGTTATTAATAAGGAAATCCTTTAAATTAAATTTTTTCGCTGTCATGGCTTAATCCTCCTACTTGGACTCTGTGGTTGATTTTCCCTGAAGATCAAACTGTGTCGCAAAGGACATAATTCTCTCCTGGGTTGCTTCTTCCCCTTCTACTTCGCCGGTGATATGTCCGTTACACATTACAATGATACGGTTGGACATACCGATCAGCTCCGGCATTTCAGAAGAGATCATGATAATGGACTTGCCCTGTTTTACCAGGTCGATCATGATCTGATAGATCTCATACTTGGCACCTACGTCAATACCTCTTGTAGGCTCATCCATGATCAGGATATCCGGGTTGTTTGCCAGCCAGCGGGCGATGATAACCTTCTGCTGATTACCACCGGAAAGAGACTGGATCAGTGTCTTTCCACTAGGAGTCTTGATGTTCAGCTTCTGGATGCTGTCTTTTACAACTGCATCTACTTTCTTCTGATCGATCACACCGCTGTTTGTATAATTCTTATAAGAGGCAATAGCGGTGTTATCATTGATACTCAGGCAGCCTAAGATACCGGTTCCACGACGGTCCTCTGTGATCATACCAATAGAATTGGCAATGGCATCTTCCGGCTTTTTAATATTTACCTTCTTGCCAAGGACTTCTACTGTACCGCTGGCAATATGTCTCATGCCGAAGATTGCTTCCATCATCTCTGTTCTCTGTGCGCCTACCAGACCGCCGAATCCAAGGATCTCGCCTCTCTTTAACTCAAAGGAACAATCCTGGAAGGAACGTTCATGAATGCTGCACAGGTGCTCTACCTTCAGAATCGTCTCATCTGTTCTGTAATCTTCCTTTGGAGGATATACATTGGTCAGCTCACGTCCAACCATCTGTTTTACGATCTCATCATCGGAAATATCCTTTACTTCCCAGGATCCTACATATGTACCATCTCGCATAATAGTAATATCGTCTGCGATCTGACGGATCTCAGCCATCTTATGGCTGATATATATCATAGAAACGCCTCTGGACTTTAAGTCCCTGATAATGCGGAACAGCGCTTCTACTTCATTATCAGTCAGAGAGGATGTAGGCTCATCCAGGATCACGATCTTCGCGTGCTGGCTGACTGCCTTTGCGATCTCTACTGACTGCATCTGTCCAATTGACAATGTTCCCAGTTTTGCCTTAGGATCAAAATTCATTTTTACATCTTTTAACCATTTCTCAGCTTCACTGTTCATGGTCTTGTGATCCACCATTTTAAGAGGACCAACACTCTTCATGGGATATCTTCCCAGATACATATTTTCTGCAATGGAACGATCCGGTATTGGCTGAAGTTCCTGATGAACCATCGCCAGGCCCTTGCGAAGGGCATCATCCGGATTTGTTATCTCCGTTTTTTCACCATCAATAATGATCTGTCCTTCATCCATCTTATAAATGCCGAAAAGACATTTCATAAGGGTGGATTTTCCGGCGCCGTTTTCCCCCATCAGCGCATGGACAGTTCCGGGACGTACTTTCAAGTTTATCCCATCCAGTGCCTTTACGCCAGGGAAGCTTTTACTGACTCCTATCATTTCCAGTCTGTACTGCTCTGCCATCCCGTTACTCCTTTCAATTCCTGTGACGCTTTTTCTATGCCCTCCGGGAGCATATTTTCCTTAAAAATCGGGTGTGACGGAATGACCCGCACACCCGATAAATAGTCAGTTAACTGTAACTTATTTTAACTTGTCAAGGATTTCCTGTGCATTTGCGTTAGTAACCTTGATGTAGTCTACAGGGATCTTTGCATCAACTTCTTCGCCGCTGATGAACTGAACAGCTGCGTCTGCTGCTGCCTTAGCCTGTGAGAAGTGATCGTTAAATACAGTACCGGTCTGCTTGCCATCAATAACGCATTTGACACGCTGGTGGAACGCGGACAAGACTTTGACGCCACGGCGGTCAAGGAACTGTTCCAAGGCAGCATGGAAACACAGATGACATTGCTTAGAATGACTGACCGTATCTGTGAGGACTTGAAGGCACGTATCGGCATCGACCGTGCCAAAGGAACATATCCCGGCTATTACTACATGAGAATGAGATTGGGTGAGTTCATCCAGTGGCAGTTCAAGACGAAGGACATCGCTTTCGGCCAGCTTACCGAGCAGTTCATCCATGACTACCAGAATTATGTAATGGACGTAAAGGGACTGGCGGTAGATACCGTGCGCCATTATCTCGCCATTCTGAAAAAGGTATGCCGTATTGCCTACAAGGAGGGATACGCAGACAGGTGTTTCTTCGCCAATTTCACCCTTCCACAAAAGACAGAACGCACACCGAGGGCATTGAGCCGTGAGGACTTCGAGAAAATCCGTGATGTGGAAATACCCGCATGGCGCACCACACACATTCTTGCCCGCGACCTTTTCCTGTTTGCCTGCTATACGGGAACCGCCTATGCCGATGCGGTGAGTGTTACCCGTGAGAATCTTTACACGGACGATGAGGGAAACCTCTGGCTGAAGTACCACAGGAAGAAAAACGAGCTTCGGGCAAGCGTCAAACTGCTTCCCGAAGCACTTGCGCTGATAGAGAAATATCGTGATGACAGCAGACCGACACTTTTCCCGATGGTTCATCACCCCAACATGAAACGACATATGAAAGCCCTTGCTGTCCTTGCCGGAGTGAATGGCGGCTTGTGCTATCATCAGGCAAGACACTCATTTGCCTCGCTGATTACGCTGGAAGCCGGAGTACCGATAGAAACCATCAGCCGGATGCTGGGACATTCCGACATAACCACCACGCAGGTGTATGCCCGTGTCACTCCGAAAAAGCTGTTTGAGGACATGGACAAGTATATCGAAGCAACCAAGGACTTGAATCTTGTCCTGTAATCATTAAAATAAGAAACTTAAAATATTACAATTATGCGCAGTACATTTTCCGTATTACCATACATCAACAGGAATAAAGTAAAGGCTGACGGCACGACCGCCGTCCTTTGCCGCATCACCATAGACGGCAAGAGTTCCACAATGGCGACAGGCATCTATTGCAGACCCGAAGACTGGAACAGCAAGACAGGCTCAATCCGTACCATCCGTGAAAACAACCGCTTGCTGGAGTTCCGCAAGTCCGTCGAATGTGCCTATGAGGATTCATTGAAGAAGCAGAACGTAGTGAGTGCCGAGCTGCTCAAAAATACGCTGGCAAAGAAAGCCGTCATTCCGGTCAAACTGTTACAGATGGGCGAGATGGAACTTGAAAGGCTGCTTGTCCGCTCAAAGGAGATAAATTCCACTTCGACGTACAGAAATTCAAAATACTATCAGAAGTATTTGACGGACTTTCTTGCCTCACAGGGAAAGAGTGATATAAATCTGGCTGAAATCACGGAAGAGTTCGGCAATTCCTATAAAGCTTTCCTGAAACGCTACAAGAACTTCGGACCGTCACAGATGAACAAGTGCCTGTGCTGGCTGAGCAAGCTGGTGTATCTTGCCGTTGATTATGAGATACTCCGTGCCAACCCGTTGGAAGACATGGAATACGAGAAGAAGCCCGCTCCGAGGCATAAGCACATCAGCCGTGCGGAACTGAAGACCATCCTCGAAACACCGATGCCCGACCCCTTGCAGGAACTTGGGCGGAGGGCGTTCCTGTTCTCGATTTTTACGGGACTGGCATACGTGGACATCATGCTGCTCCATCCGCACCATATTGGCACGACATCGGACGGCAGGCGTTATATCCGTATCAACCGCAAGAAAACCAATGTGGAGGCATTCATCCCCCTGCACCCGATAGCAGAACAGATACTTGACCTCTACAACACCAAGGACGACACCAAGCCAGTATTCCCACTCCCAAGCCGTGACGAGATGTGGTTTGAGATACATGAGATGGGTGTTGCCATCGGCAGGGAGGAAAACTTGTCCTATCATCAAGCCAGACACTCCTTCGGGACTTTTTTGATTTCGGAGGGTATCCCCATTGAGAGCATAGCCAAGATGATGGGCCACTCCGGTATAAAGACCACCCAGCGGTACGCGGAGGTCACTGACAAGAAGATATCCAAAGATATGGACAATCTGATAACAATCAGACGCACCTACGGAACAGGCATATCAAGGGAAAGGAAAACGAATGGAAATGGAACGGATAAGGAGGTATGACAATGGAACGGGGAATAATCGCTATCAGTGAAAACGGGATGGTCACCATGCCTACCGCTCCCGTCTGGATGACGATGGAAGAAATAGCGGATATGTTTATGGTATTCTGCTACGACATCCGCACAGCAGTACATGCCATTTATAAGAATCATGAGTTATTGGAAGAAGAAACGAAACGGTACATCAGACAAGTCGACGGAACACGTTACGAGGTGTATAGCCTTGAAATGGTGATTGCTCTTGCATTCAGACTACGTGGAAGGGAATGTTTGATTTTCAGAAAATTCGTCATAGACAGGCTGAACACAAGCCACAGCAGAAAATCGCTTCACCTTTTCTTTTCGCTCTCCCCATATAATGGACGGAGAGCAGACAGCTGAAAAAGGTGAAAAGAAAAACAGAAGCCGACAACGGACTGGAAACGTATTCCTCTGTTGTCGGCTTTCATTTTGTCATACCATTTAGGTGTCTTTTTTTCTGAACGCTTCACGGTAATTGGCAAGAAGCATCCGTTCTATGTCCGATTCCTTGTAGAGAATCTTACCGCCCAACTGGTAATAAGCTATTGTCCCGTTGTTGCGGTAGTCCTGCAAGGTACGGCGGCTCACTTTGAGTCGTGCCGATACCTCCCTATCCGTCAGAAAGCGTTCATTGCTGAATGAAGCCCTGCTTTTTTCGTTCATGCTTTCAATGCCGTCAAGCATGGTGTCCAATTGTTCCATGAAGCCGATAGCCCATTCATCGTTAGTCATAATCGTTTTGTTCATTTATTACAGTGGATTTAGTGGTACAATAAATTCAATTACATTCAGATGGTCTTTCCCTAACAGGCGGATCCTTTCGTCTGTCTTCTACAAACCGTACGATACGCAGCACGTCTTCCGGCTTGTAGAAAATCTTATGTCCAATTTGGGAGTAAGCCAGTGTGCCGTTGTCGCGAAGCGTCTGCAAGGTACGGGGACTGATGCGTAATTGCTGACAGACTTCCTGATTGTCCATCCAGCGACTGAACCTTCCCTCATCCCTTTTGTTTAGAATTTCATTCACCCGGTCGGAGAAGTGGCTGAACTTCCCGACCATTTCTTCAAACACGTCTTTTGAAATAATCACAAATTCATTCATTGCATATACTGTTTTTATTATTGATAATCTGGTTTACCCACAAAGTAAAGCCAATATTCGCATCGGACAATGGTTTTACGGCTGATTGGCAGCTTGTGGCAGCAAGTGGTCGGGAGTGGCATTATCCACTAACCCGTAACAGTTGTTCCAAGTGACCGTGATGCAAATAAAAGCCAAGTCTGGCAAATTCCAACCAACTCACAACATCGTGGCAGTATTTGGCACCGATGTAGTAGCCTATGGCGTTTTTGTTTTTATTGTGCTTTCACTAAGATTTCAGCATAAGTGAAGAATATTATAGTATCATTGGATATACAAATTGCCAATCATAAAACACTTATTACTCAAATATACAACCTTATAGTTGTGCTCCTCAGGTATTTATATTACCTTTGCATTCAAACAAGATAATCTTTCAATAAATACAATGACAGACAGAATATATTGTGATACCTTAGAAGCCAGATGCACAGCTAAGCCTGAGCAGGATAACAAGGATTGGGCAGAATACTCGCAGCTGATTGCTGCTACTATGTCCAAACGAATGGTGGAACTTGGTTTGACACAACAGATGCTTGCTGAAAGAATGAATTGCACCCAACAATATATTTCTAAAGTATTGAAAGGGAAAAAGAATATGTCGTTAGAAACGATATGTAAGATAGAAAACGCATTGGGTATTGAGATTATCAGAAATCTGAACGGAAATAAATAACAAATAAAAGGCGGAGCAAAATATGTCAATACAAAGTGAAGCGGCATTGGAAGCCGGACTTATCGCTACACTTCAGCAAATGGATTATGAGTATGTCCAGATTGCTGAAGAAGATAATCTTCAAGCAAATTTCAAACGGCAATTGGAGATACATAACCGTAAACGGTTGGCTGAATATGGTCGAACTGAATTTACGACAGAGGAATTTGAAAAGATTCTTATCTATCTTGAAGGCGGTACACGATTTGAAAAGGCGAAGAAACTACGCGACCTTTATCCGCTTGATACGGCAGACGGTAAACGTATTTGGGTGGAATTTCTCAATCGTCAACAATGGTGTCAGAACGAGTTTCAGGTTTCCAATCAAATAACGGTGGAAGGTCGAAAAAAATGTCGCTACGATGTGACTATTCTTATAAATGGTCTGCCATTAGTGCAGATTGAATTGAAACGCCGTGGCGTGGAACTCAAACAGGCGTACAATCAGATACAACGTTATCACAAAACATCTTTTCACGGATTATTTGACTACATTCAGTTGTTCGTTATTTCCAACGGCGTAAATACCCGTTACTTTGCAAATAACCCGAACAGCGGTTATAAATTCACGTTCAACTGGACGGATGCAGCCAATGTGCCGTTCAATGAACTGGATAAATTTGCTGCCGCTTTTTTAGAGAAATGCACTTTGGGCAAAATCATTGGCAAATATATCGTACTGCATGAAGGCGACAAATGCCTGATGGTACTCCGTCCGTATCAATTCTATGCCGTAGAGAAAATATTGGACAAGGTAAAAAACTCCAATGGCAACGGTTATATATGGCATACGACCGGAGCCGGAAAGACTTTAACTTCATTCAAGGCAGCACAACTCGTTTCCGAACTGGACGATGTAGATAAGGTTATGTTTGTGGTTGACCGCCATGACCTTGATACACAAACCCAATCGGAATATGAAGCCTTTGAGCCGGGAGCAGTGGATGGTACAGATAACACGGACGAACTTGTAAAGCGGTTACACAGCAACTCCAAGATAATCATCACTACTATTCAAAAGCTCAATGCCGCAGTCAGTAAGACGTGGTACAGCAATAAGATAGAATCCATACGCCACTCACGTATTGTAATGATATTTGACGAGTGCCACAGAAGTCACTTTGGGGAAAGCCACAAAAGAATAATGAAGTTCTTTGACAATGCCCAAGTGTTCGGATTCACGGGTACGCCCATCTTCACGGAAAATGCCGTGGACGGGCATACCACCAAAGAAATATTTGGCAATTGCCTGCACCAATATCTTATCAAGGATGCCATTGCCGATGAAAATGTACTGGGATTCCTTGTAGAATATTATCATGGGAACGAGAATGTAGAAGCGGGTAATGCCAACCGAATGGAGGAAATAGCCAAATTCATCCTTAATAATTTCAATAAGTCAACTTTTGACGGTGAGTTTGACGCCCTGTTTGCCGTGCAGTCTGTGCCGATGCTTATACGTTATTACAAGATATTCAAGTCTCTGAATCCGAAAATACGTATCGGTGCGGTGTTCACATACGCTGCCAACAGTAGCCAAGATGATGAACAGACAGGAATGAATACAGGACAGTATGTCAGTGAAAGTACAGGTGAAGCAGACGAGCTTCAAGCCATCATGGATGACTACAATGAAATGTTTGGCACAGCATATACTACCGAAAATTTCCGAGCCTATTACGATGACATCAATGAACGCATGAAAAAGAAGAAAGCGGACATGAAACCGCTTGATCTCTGCCTTGTCGTTGGTATGTTCCTTACTGGCTTCGATAGCAAGAAGCTAAACACACTCTATGTAGATAAGAATTTGGAGTATCACGGTCTGTTGCAAGCCTTTAGTCGTACAAACCGTGTTTTGAACGAGAAAAAGCGGTTTGGCAAGATTATATGCTTCCGTGATTTGAAAAGTAATGTTGATACAGCCATCAGGTTATTCAGCAATTCCAATAATCCGGAAGAAATAGTACGCCCTACGTATGAGGAGGTAAAAAAGGAATACCAGCAGTTAGCCACGGACTTCTTACAGAAATACCCGGAACCAAGCAGCATAGATTTGTTGCAAAGTGAAAAGGATAAGAAAGATTTTGTGTTGGCTTTCCGCGACATTATCCGTAAACACGCAGAAATTCAGATATATGAGGATTACAGTGATGAAGCGGACGACCTCGGTATGACCGAACAGCAGTTTATGGATTTCCGAAGCAAGTATCTTGATATTCACGATACATTTGTTCCTTCGGACATGCCTTCACCCTCTCCAAACAATGGTGATGAGACACCAAGTGATGAAAGGTTGGAAGATGTGGATTTCTGTCTTGAACTTCTTCATAGCGACATTATCAACGTGGCTTATATCCTTGAACTGATTGCCAATCTTGACCCATATAGTAAAGATTATGCAGAACGGCGCAAGAGTATCATTGATACGATGATTAAGGATGCCGAAATGCGCAATAAGGCGAAACTCATTGACGGTTTCATCCAAAAGAATGTGGATGAAGATAAAGAGAACTTCATGCTGCAACGGCAGAAGGCAGACGGTACAAGCGAACTCGAAGAACGATTGAATCGTTATATTTCCATTGAACGTGAAAAGGCGGTGAACTCATTGGCGCAAGATGAGGGACTTTCTTCTGATGTGCTTAACCATTATCTGAAAGAATATGATTACCTACAAAAAGAACAGCCTGAAATTATACAAAAGGCTTTGAAAGAGAAACATCTCGGTTTGATAAAGACCCGTAAGGCTCTGACACGAATAATGGATAGGCTACGTAGCATTATCAGAACTTTTAATTGGGATTAAGATTATGGATAAGATAAAAGAACCGGGGTATGTGTATATCTTGACTAATCCAAGTTTTCGTGAGGATTGGGTGAAGATTGGTAAAAGCTCCCGCCCCGTAGATGTACGCTCAAAGGAACTTGATAATACGGCAGTACCTTTGCCTTTTGAAATTTACGCGACAATTAGAACTGTAAAATACAATGATGTAGAGAAGCATGTCCACAAAATCATTGACCGTTTGACTGATTTACGTATTAGGCAAAATCGTGAATTTTTCAATGTCGCTCCGCAAATAGCATTGGATATCTTCTATGATATAGCAAAAATAATAGAGGATGCAGTAGTTACCGTTTATAAAGACAACAAGCCAATAGAAAAAGACGAAAAAACAAAAGAACAGACTGATAGCCATAAACGTACAGTTAAACGTGGACGCTTTAAGTTCAGTATGGTAGGCATAAAGATTGGAGAATACATTACCTTTGTACCCACAAACACAAAGGTAAAAGTAGCCAGTGACGATTCTGTTGAATATGAGGGTCGCATTTACAAACTCTCTCCTTTTGTCGGTACTTTAATGCCGGAAGATAAGAGAAACACATCCGGTGCTTATCAAGGAGCAAAATATTTTTCATATAAAGGAAAAGTATTAGACGATTTGCGTAGTGCAATAGAGAATGCAGAAACAGCATCAGAAGAAAACGATATAGATAACATAGAATAGAAAATTATATGAGCGAAGAATTACAACAAAAACTCCGTGACCAACTTTGGGAGGTTGCCAATAGGTTGCGCGGTAATATGTCAGCCAGTGATTTCATGTATTTCACATTGGGTTTTATCTTTTACAAATACCTGTCTGAAAAGATAGAAGCATACGCCAATAATGCTTTGGTGGATGACGGTGTATCGTTCAAAGATTTGTGGAATATGGAGGATGAAGATGCCGTTGAACTACAAGAGGAGCTGAAAAAGCAATGTTTGGAAGGTGTCGGTTACTTCATAGAACCGATTTATTTGTTTTCATCGGTAATAGATCGGATAAAAAGGAAAGAGAATATATTGCCAATACTTGAACGGTCGCTGAAACGTATTGAGGATAGTACATTAGGGCATGATAGTGAGGAAGATTTCGGCGGTCTGTTCTCAGATATAGACCTCGCTTCTCCAAAGTTGGGTAAGACGGCAGATGACAAGAATACGCTTGTCAGCAACGTCTTGTTGGCTTTGGACGATATAAAGTTTGGAGTGGAAGCATCTAATGAGATTGATATTCTTGGCGATGCCTACGAATATATGATTGGTCAATTTGCCGCAGGAGCCGGGAAAAAAGCCGGAGAGTTTTATACACCGCAAGAAGTCAGCCAAATATTGGCAGAGATTGTTTTTATTGGTCGCACACGGCTTCGCAATGTGTATGACCCGACTTGCGGTAGTGGTTCGTTGCTTCTTCGTGCGGCAAAGGTGGGTCATGCAGTGGACATTTATGGACAAGAGAAGAATCCGACCACTTACAACCTTGCCAGAATGAATATGCTGTTGCACGGCATCAGATTCAATAACTTCAAGATAGAAAACGGTGATACGCTGGAGTGGGACGCATTTGGCGATACGCAGTTTGATGCAGTCGTGGCTAATCCTCCGTTCTCCGCAGAATGGAGTGCTGCTGACAAATTCAACAATGATGACCGTTTCAGCAAGGCTGGACGACTTGCACCGAAAAAGACAGCCGACTATGCCTTTATCCTACACATGATTTACCACTTAAATGAGGGCGGCACAATGGCTTGTGTTGCACCTCACGGTGTACTGTTCCGTGGTAATGCTGAAGGTGTAATCCGTCGTTTTCTTATTGAAAAGAAAAACTATATTGATGCCATTATCGGTTTGCCTGCCAACATCTTCTATGGTACAAGCATACCGACCTGTATTCTTGTCTTTAAGAAATGCCGCAAGGAGGATGATAATATCCTGTTCATTGATGCAAGCAAGGAGTTTGAAAAGGTAAAGACTCAAAACAAACTTCGTCCGCAGCATATACAGAAAATTGTCGAAACCTATCGTGATCGCAAGGAAATAGAAAAGTATAGTCATCTTGCCACATTGCAGGAAGTCGCTGACAACGATTATAATCTGAATATTCCCCGATATGTTGATACCTTTGAAGAAGAAGCACCTATCGACATCAAGGCTGTAATGGCGGAAATTAAAGAACTTGAAGCTAAACGCGCCGAACTTGACAAGGAGATAGAGGGGTATTTGAAAGAGTTGGGGTTGGTTGAATAAAAGGAAGTGTAATGGCAAAGCGGTTTGAAATAAGAAACAGTACGGCAGAGTTCCTTATCTTCGCCATTGAAGATAAGGAAGATGGCATACAAGTGGTGTATCAGAATGAAACTGTCTGGTGTACGCAAAAAGCTATGGCAATCTTATTTGATTGCTCTACCGATAATATAGGTTTACATTTAAAGAACATATATGCCAGTCAGGAGTTGCAAAAAGATGCAACTACCGAGTTTTTCTCGGTAGTTCAAACGGAGGGTGAGCGTCAGGTAAATAGAAAAACGCTGTTTTACAACTTGGATGCCATTATCTCTGTGGGTTATCGTGTAAACAGTATCAGGGCTACACAATTCCGCCAATGGTGTACCTCTGTCATTCGCCAGTTCTCTATCCGTGGCTATGTGATAGACAAGAAACGTATGGAAAACGGCTCATTTATTGGCGAGGACTATTTCGAGCATTTACTGGCAGAAATCCGTGAAATCCGCCTTAGCGAACGCCGTTTCTATCAAAAACTTACGGATATTTATTCTACAGCCATTGATTACAATCGTGATGCACCTACCACACGGTTATTTTTCAAAAAAGTACAGAACAAAATGCACTATGCAGTGCACGGTCAGACAGCCGCAGAACTAATTGTGAATAGAGCCAATGCTGAAAAAGAACACATGGGACTGACTACGTGGGAAAATGCTCCTGATGGGAAAATAGTCAAGACCGATGTAAGTATTGCCAAGAACTATCTGAAAGGTATAGAGCTGGAAGATATGGGACGTTTGGTCAATGCCGTGTTGGATATGGCTGAACGTATGGCGAAGCGTCATATACCTATGACAATGGAGGACTGGGCAAAACGTATTGACATCATTCTTGAAGCCGGTGGCGATGCTGTCCTTCCAGATGCAGGTAAGGTTACGGCAGAATTCGCCAAGAAATTTGCCGAAACTGAATTTGAAAAATACCGTATCATCCAAGACCGTTTGTTTCAGTCTGACTTTGACCGATTAAATGACAATGATTTACCTTCACTTGATTTTAACGATTAAAATTGACAATTATGGCAGAAAATAAAGATAAGAAAGTCCTTAATGTTCCGGCTTTGCGATTCCCGAAGTTTAGTGGGGAGTGGAAGCGTGAAATTCTAAACGATGTCTGTACGTTTCATAATGGTCGTGCATATAAACAAAATGAGCTTTTATCAGATGGAAAATATCGTGTTCTTCGTGTTGGTAACTTCTTTACTAATGATTCATGGTATTATTCAGATTTGGAACTTGATGATGAAAAAGTTGCAGTAAACGGGGATTTGTTATATGCTTGGTCTGCTTCTTTTGGTCCTCGTTTTTGGACAGGCGAGAAAGTTATATATCATTATCATATTTGGAAAATTGATTCGTTCCAACAAGTTTCAAAAGAATTTCTGTTTTATTTTTTAGAACGGGACACAGAGAAAATAAAGAATGAAGTACAGGGTGGAACTATGGTTCATATTACAAAAGGAGATATGGAAAAGAGAGAAATTCTATATCCCTCTATTTTGGAGCAAAGCAAGATTGCTCGCTTATTATCTTTGCTTGATGAACGTATCGCTACCCAGAACAAAATCATTGAGGATTTGAAAAAACTAAAGTCCGCAATTAGAAAAAGGGTATTCACTTTATTGAAAAATGAACATACAGAAAGTTGCGAGATTAATCAACTGTTAGCTTATGAACAACCTAATACATACATTGTTGTCAATGATGAATACTCTGCGGACACGACATTAACTCCGGTTTTAACAGCGAATAAAGGTTTTGTTTTGGGATATACAGACGAGGATTTTGGTATATATCAAAAGGGCGAGTGTATAATCTTTGATGACTTCACAATGGATGCAAAATATGTATCATTCCCTTTCAAAGTAAAATCTTCAGCAATAAAGATACTTACTGCAAAACTTAACGTAAATCTTCGGTTTATGTTTGAATATCTCTCATATTTAGGACTTAAATCCGAAGAGCACAAAAGGCATTATATTTCAGAAATAGCGTCACTTGTTATTGAACTACCTTCAAAAGAAAAGCAAAACAGAATTGCCAATCTAATGACTTCATTGGATAATAAATTGGTTCTTGAAGAAAAAGTAAAGGCAAAATATGAGGATAAAAAACAATACTTGCTCTCGCAAATGTTTATATAAACATCTGTGAGAGCAAGTACTGCTTCTGTTTTGAATACTCTGTGAGTAAATTATTATGTATAGCTAATAGTTCATGTAATCTTCTGAAAACAATGGATATTCTTTTTTGTTCTTCAAGCTTAGGCAAACAGATTTGAATATTTCCCATTGTATTATTCATTAGTTTGGGATTAGCTAAGTTTACCGAAACATATTTCTTTGTTGCTTCAGCTAAAACCAAAGAAACAAAATGAATGTCAAAGCCTTTTTTAAGTTTTAATAAGCCACAAACATTTGTGCAATTAAATCTCCCATTACGATAAAATACTGTTCCTGCATTTGCACCATCAGTTGTCCAACTGATATATTCACCCTCAAACATATAATCATCAAGGTAGCCCATAATACCCTCGTTTGATGTTTGAGAAGAATATACAGGATATGTAGGATTCTTTTGTTGACTAATTTCAACAGAGCTAATAACCCTACCACGTCCTATTATGGCTATATCTTTAATCCTAAATTGTTCCCAAGAATCAGAGTGGAGCATTTTCAAACTAATTGCGGACTTTAGTTTTTTCAAATCCTCAATGATTTTGTTTTGGGTAGCTATGCGTTCATCTATTAACCTTAGCAAAGTT